AACAGCAAAGCCAGCTTCGGGTCAATGGCTTTCTTCCCATCATCCGTAGGCTGGCTCTCAGTTGGCTTATTCTGTTGACTGTTTGCTTTGATCATTAATGCTTTCACTCGGTGAATCATGTCAGTCGTTAGTGGCAAAACGCTGTTTGTAACTGCTGGTGCCGTGTCAAACATGATGTCATCGGCGAATCCTTTCTCAACAGCCTCTTTGGCATTGATCCATGTCTCGTTAACCATCATGTTGTACACATCACTAGGACTCATACCGGTTTTTGCTACATACACATCAACCAATGATTGGTCAATACTATCTAACGATTGACCTGCTGAATTCATCGCGTCCACATTGCCATTGGCTGACGTTGACGCCCTGTGAATCATCAGCTGGGCTGTTGGTGCCATCTCAACTTTATCTCCTGCCAAAGCGACTACCGAGGCAGCGGAAGCAGCAAGCCCCACAATATTAGTGACAATGCTGCCGGAATAGTTCTTAATGGCCGTTGCCATTTCACTGCCAGCAAATACATCACCACCCGAGCTATTTATCTCCAAAACAACGTCCTGTCTGCTTGCCTTTGACAATGCATCAGACAAATCAGATGGGGTGACTGTCTGGTAACCAAAGAATTGATAAATGTCGGCATCTTCCTCGCTTGAGATAACGCCTTTAATTGGTACCGTTACTGCCATTCATATCACCTCCTTTAAGGTCTGACTCCGCAGGCGTATATTTAGGCGTATCAGCCGGCAAGAAACCGACACGGCGCAGCAAAAAGTCGGATTGGTTGCCAGAAAGCGCGCCGTTTTTGACAGCACCCCCAACGGCTGCTAGATAACTGCTCCGATCCTGATCAATGGCTGGCTGAATATCGATTTCAATAGTCGCTGAGAACTTTTCATTTAACTCACTAGCAATAGCCTGTGCATACCGGTTAAGACTATTCGCATACATGCCCTCAATCATCGATAAGGAGGACTGCTGGTCGCCTTGTCCATTAAGGTAGCTGTCAGGAATGTTATAGACTTTCGCAATCTGTTTGCTTGTCCAGTCTGTGGACGAAAGCAGCTTAGAAACGTCCGAGTTTAGCTCCAACGGAGCATATGTTGTCAGCTCATCAAGCACGACTGGGCCCTTATTCGAAGTTGCTTGAGTCATGAATCCAGCCGACAATTCCTGCTTTTCTTTGAGGCTTAGCGCTGAACCATTCTTTGAAGTCAACGTCCCGTTTGAAGTAATAGCCTTTGAGAGCGCCGATATCGTCAACCCATTGGCGCTGTTTTTGATGTTCAGTTCGTTTTGCAGAGCCAATAGCGGTGACCGGCCAACTTCTCCACCATTCCCAATGCCGAGCAGTCGAAGATGAATCATGTCTGACTGTGGCACATTGTTCATAGCAGAAATACTTGGCTCGTCAAAAGAAACGTTGTAAGTGAGTCCAGTACCATCGCTCAAAAGAAATACAGATACCTGAGACGGGCGCAAATATTCAAGCCGAACTGGCTGGCCGGTAAGCTGGTTGCGCCAAATATAGGCATAGGCATTCCCATCAAGCAGCAGCTGTGCCGCCATCGACTGCCAAAAGGCTTGCCGATTTGTGGTTGCTGACGGATGATCAAGAATCGTTTGCGTTCGTGGCTGCCCTGCTTGCATATAGCAAGTGGCCAAGTCTGCGGACAATTGATAAATTGTGGCATAAAGGTCTGAGTTAAGTAGAGCTTTCCGCGCGGATACATAAGCGGCCGGATCAACCATTAAGCCAGTCATCATGTCGCCATCGGCTGATTCAAGCACGCTCTCATATTGGGGAGTAGCACGATTAGTTGCTTTACTGCTCAAAAATCCAAAAAGCACCATTAATCACCTCCTCTTTTGGCTTTGTTGATCACAAGCGCTGTTGCGACCAGCAATATTCCCAGAATGACTTGTCCAACCAATAGACTGACTGAAAATGCAGCATAGACTAAAACGGCAAAGCCGCATAAAAAAAGAACTGTCTCGACGTTCGCAAGTAGAAACAGTCCTACGACTTTCAGTACTTTATTAAATTGTTCAACCAATGGCATCGCCTCCAAACCCGAACTGGCCATTTTCAATCATCTTTTTAAACTTCTCGGGCGTCATGAGCTCAACTTCTTTGGTGCGGTCGTTGGCAATTCCGAAATCTTCAAAATGATACATGCCTTGGTAAAGCGCATCAATCAATGCATCAACGACATCAATTTTGAGTGTTGCTTTGGCCTTATCGACTTGGATTCCGACCTTATCTTCATAAATTTGGGCATTAAGCAATGCTTTCTCCATGATTTTGTCGTCCAATCTCTTGATTGATCCCTCGATAAAACCCGTTTGCAAAAATTTAGTGGGGTCTTTAAGCTCGCCAGTTCTCTGCCTGATGGGCATAATGTTCCAGCCACTGTTAAGCTCCAACTGCTTTACAAAGCGTGTGGCGCCCATGGCGTCGTAGCCAAAGCAAACCACATGCAAATGGTGGTCGCTTACATAATTCCTCAGCCACGAATATACTTGATCATCGTTGATGATGCCTTCCGGGTGACTAGTGATCGTGCAATAATCCTTCTTCACCAGCTCTCGGTAGCCGATGCCGTCCTGCTTTTCTTTGGCCTCGATGCTGCCAGCTTTTTGCCACGGGATGAAACTATGCTGGGCAATGTACCAATACTTATGCCCGTTGCTTTCATACGGGAATACAAACCCGATAGCCGTGTTATCACTAAACATTGAATAGTCAAACCCGATGTAGACATCACGATGATCAATGTTAAATTCAGGAATAATAGAACGTTCAACGTCTGCTAGTTTGAGAAAACTATTTTGTGACTCCTGCAGCCACATGTTCAGGTTCTTGTTTTGAAAATCGTCAACTGTCCCGGCAAGCATATCGGAATCCCGCTGGCTTTTGAGCCCGGCCATTAAATCATCGTGCTTGGCTGGCAAATCCAATAGAGGATTGCTGTTAACCCATGTGTCTGGCTTGTACGTTTCGTCCAAATCATCTTGTGCCCAAACCAAGCACAACTGCGTATCGGCTTCCCGTTTATAATCCTGTTCCATGGCTTGTTGTAACGCCCGTTCATCATCGTGAAAGGGGACTGTTGGATTAGGGTAAGCCGTGGAGATTTCCACGAACTGTTTGTTGGGGATCTGTACTTGACCGGATACAATCTTGTTTATTTTTGTGCGGCTCTCCAATTCTCCAATTTCGTCAAAGATAGCGGTCGTAAAGTGAAATGAATCGTACTGCCCGGACTCATGACTAATGGCCCGTAACACATTGTTCTGCTTCTTCTGAACAATCTGGTCGGATTGGCTGGATAGCCCGTCAGGATTGAGGCCGACTTCTTCGGCCAGGGACTTGAACGGTTCAATTTGTAAAATCTTACTTAGCATCGTCTTGATGTAACCAAGGATTTTGCTGGTCTGTTTGAAATTGATGGACGCCACCAAGTAATCCTGACTGGACAATCCCAGTGATTCCACTAGGAACGAATAGCAGGCGATGATCGCCATCAGGTAGGTCTTGCCGTTCGTCCGGCCAACACTCACGATAGCCCGTGAGAACCGTTTACCACCATCGGCACTGCGCCAAGCAATTAATTGGGTCAAAATAAAAGCCTGCCAAGGCATCAGCTCGGTAGGCTCGTTAGTGTGATCAACGTTGGGGCAGATCTTGGCAAAGTTGAGAATGCTTTTGACCTTTTGCAGGTCGTAGTAATACGGAAAATCTGTTTCCTTTTCTAAGGCTCGCCGCAAATCTCGGACGTGTCGGAACGCAGCCAGTTTGATCATGTAACCGGCCTGTTGTTTGCCCTCCAGTACGTCAAAAGCGTATTGTGTGCCAACGTCTGGATAGGCATCGCGTACATCGCCATAATTGTCAAGATGATAGGCGGCCAGCACATCGCGTGACTGGGTCAAATCAATTGGCTTAATGGTTGTCATCTCCTAGAAACTTCTTCATTTGTTCAGCAATGTCCACCTTGCCATTATCATGTGGCTTGATTTTAGCCATCTCCGCTCGTCCTTTCGGCGACAGGCCCAATTGTTCTCCGACTGCATTAAGCTGCTTGAGAGCGTCGTTATAGACCTGTGTTGCCGGGTTGCGTTTGTAGCCAATAAAGTCTTTGCCAACAATTGCGCCGGTACTGTCTTGCAGCGAGTCAAATATTTTGGTCTGGATGCCATCATCAATGATTGACTGATAGGCTTTCCGGTAAATCTCATATTGCGTACAGTACAATTCAACCAAACCGGCATCAACTCGAATGACCGGTGCTTTGGCCTCTAAAAAGGGGACAACTTTACGCCACATGGCACTCGCAATTTTTCCCAGATGCTCCGGTGGACGTGCCGGCAAATGCCCGTTGTTCTGCTGATAAAATGGTTTTTGATTGGCGATGGTCGTTGCCTCCTTTCTTGAGCTAGCCCCCCCGCGTTAAAAATTTTGAAAGCATGCTTTGGCGCAAGATAACAGCTGTGTGTGGCTCCCCGTTTTAGAAAAATAGGGGGCGGGGGGCAAATTTTCAGCCGCGTCGTTGCGCTGTTTTCGATTGTTGCATGAGCTTAGCTACCCGTTTTACGTCATGTATCTCTGGCAATCCCGTGCGGCTGTTGGTTTGACCGGTGCCATAGTAGGATTGCTCCCACACTGTTTTTTGCCGATGGCAATCCGTACAGATGGTCGCTAGGTTCCCAGCGATGGTGGCCAGTCCCTGGTCTATTTCGATTGGCACAACATGGTCGACTGTGTTTGCCAGCGTTAGCTTGCCGTTTGCCTTGCAGTATTGGCAAAGCCCGTAGTCCCGATCAAGCACCAGTTGGCGAAGATGCTTCCACTGTGGTGTTTTGTAAAACTTGTACTGTTCACGTTTGCCGACTGAACGATTGCGTGTGATGTGGTTGTACTTCCAATAGTCGCGTTTCTTTTCGTCCGCTGTAGCTTCTAATGACTTGTGCTGTTTACAGTAACGTGCTGGCCACTCCGCCATATTGTGGCAACCGTCGGCACGGCAACGATGCACCCTAGGCATTATTTTTTTATCTCCTTTAATAGGATTTTACAAATCGGTAAGTACAGCTGTATAATTAAGGTTGTGTACAATGAGAACTGGATTTTAAAAATTAAGGAGGAATATTTATGCATTTTCTTTGGGCATTAATCGTTGGAGCCATCATTGGTGCAATTGCTGGAGCAATTACCAATAAGGGTAATTCAATGGGATGGATCAGTAATATCATTGCTGGTCTCATTGGATCCGT